CAATTAGGTATCTTTCTTGCCTACCCAGGAATTGGTAAGTCTTGGTTGTCTTTGTATTTTGCAGTTCAGGCATGGAAGCAGGGTAAAACTCCACTTATCATAAGTCTTGAAATGTCAGAAGTAGAAGTTCGTAATCGTGTGTATACAATAATGGGAGAGGGGTTGTGGTCACACAGAAAACTAAGTAATGGTAATGCAGAAACAGAAATGTTAAAAAAATGGCACAAAGATAAAGTTGATGGCAAGTGTCCTTTCCATATCATTTCAAGCGATAATGGTGGAGAGATTACCCCATCTGTAATTCGTGGAAAGATTGACCAATACAAACCAGATTTTGTTATAGTTGATTATCTACAACTTATGAGTCCAAACCAGAAGTCTGATAATGAGACGGTACGCATGAAAAACCTTTCACGTGAACTTAAACTAATGTCTATTGGTGAAGAGGTGCCTATCATTGCTATTTCATCTGCTACACCTGATGATGTTACTAATTTAAATACCGTTCCAACTTTGGGCCAAACAGCATGGTCACGACAAATTGCTTATGATGCAGACTGGGTTTTAGCATTGGGAAGAGCAGCAAATAGTGATGTTATTGAATGTGCATTTAGAAAAAACCGTAACGGCTTTATGGGAGACTTTTTAATTCAGGTTGATTTTGACAAAGGTTACTACAAGTATAAGGATTTTGAGAATAATGTATAGTGAAGTTTACACAGAGGATCAGGTAGAAAGAGTTTTAGAAGGCGCTGGCATAGAGATACCTTCTCAAACTGAGAGCAACTTTATGATATTTTGTCCGTTTCATAATAACAACAGAACTCCAGCAGGAACTATCTCTAAAGAAAAAGGGCTGTTCTTTTGTTTTGGATGTCAGACCAGCAAGACTCTTATAGAGTTTGTGATGGCTGTATCGGGCAGAACATATTTTGAATCGGCTAGGTATATCAAACAAAAAGATAAAGAGTTAGATATAGAAAAGGTTATAAATAAAAAACTTTATGTTGCTCCCGAGTTCGTGCAGTTTGACGAGGTATTAATTAAAAGACTAAACAATCAAGCACTAGAATCTCCAAGGGCAATGAATTACTTTCATGGTCGTAGAATAACAGATGAATCTGTCGCTAAGTTTTCTTTGGGGTATTCTGAAAAGCAGGACTACGTAACAATACCAGTTCAATCACCAGACGGTATGACTATTGGTTTTGTTGGTAGATCTATTGAAGGTAAGGAATTTAAAAATACACCAGGACTTCAAAAGTCAAAGATTTTATTTAATCTTCACAGAGTTAGGTCGTCTAGGTTTGTTTATGTTGTTGAGTCATCTTTTGATGCAATCAGACTAGACCAAGTAGGTTTCCCTGCGGTTGCTACCCTAGGGGCTAATGTTTCATCAGTCCAGATGAAACTATTAGAAAAGTACTTCAGTGATGTTGTGCTTGTAGCAGACAATGATGAGGCTGGTTCCATAATGGTAGATCGTATCTTAGGAAAGATAGGTTCTAAGGTTTCAGTTGTAAACATTGATCAAAAATATAAAGATATTGGCGAAATGAGCGATGAGGAAATTAAAAAACTAGAATATAAGTTTGACAACTCAATAGTCGCTATGCTAAAATAGAAGAAACAAGGAGAAATAATGACAATAGTAAAAGGTCTAAAAAATATCAATGCATTAGTTGATAAGCCAAAATATGAAGGTACAGGAAGCAAGGTTCGCTGGCTAAAATTAGCAGACGGACAATCAGTAAAAATTCGTTTCATTGAAGAGTTGGATGAAGACTCTGCAAATTACAGCGACAGCCGTGGTCTTGCTCTTGTTGTAAAAGAACACACAAATCCAAAAGACTACAAACGCCGTGCTCTTGACACAATGGAAACAGAGGGTCGTGACTGGGCAGAAGAAATGCATCGCAAGGATCCAAAGGCTGGCTGGAGAGCACGTCTTCGTTTCTATTGCAACGTTTTGGTTGATGATGGACTAGAGGCGCCATATGTTGCTATTTGGGCAATGGGTGTAAGCAAGCAATCATCATTTAATACTATTCGTGAGTATGCTCTTGAAACAGGAAGCATCTCTAATATTGTTTGGAAGTTAAAGCGTAACGGGCAGGGTACTGAAACAAGTTATACCCTAATTCCAGGAACTCCAGATAAAGAACCATTTGATTGGTCTAAGGCAGAGCCATTCCCATTGGAAAAGGCTCTTAACAAAATTCCTTATGCTGAGCAAGAGGCATATTATTTAGGGTTTGATACTCCAGGCAGTTCGTCAACAAACGTTGACTGGTAGTAGATGAATTACGCACCCTTACATCTTCATACTCACTTTTCTTTATTTGACGGAATAGGTACTCCAGAAGAGTACATCAACCGTGCAGTAAGTTTGGGTATGCCAGCAGTTGCAATTACAGATCACGGAACTCTTTCTGGTCATCGTGAGTTTTATCGTATTGCAAAAGAAAAGGGTGTTAAGCCGATCCTTGGTCTAGAAGGATATATGTGTGCAGACATCTCTGATAGAAGAGATAAGTCTGAAAGAGAAGGTCAACAAGATCTTGTTTATAATCACATTATCCTTTTAGCCAAGAATCAAAAGGGCTTAGAGAATTTAAATAAGATAAGCGAATTGGCTTGGACAGATGGATTCTTTAAGAAGCCTAGGTTTGATTTTAGTATTTTAGAAAAGCACAAAGAGGGAATCATTGTTTCTTCTGCCTGCCCAAGCAGCGTTTTGGTTAAGGCCCTAGAAGAAAATGAATTTGCAATAGCAAAAAAATACATTGCTTGGTTTAAGAATGCTTTTGGTGCAGACTATTACATTGAAGTCATGCCACACAATAAACCAGAAATAAATAAATACCTTATAGATTTAGCAGATGAGTTTGGTATTAGAGTTATTGTAACTCCAGACTGCCACCATGTCGATGAGTCTCAAAGAGAAATACAAGAATTTAAGTTGTTGATGAATACACACGCAAAAGTTGCCAAAGACATCTCATATGAAAAAGCAAAAAAGTCATCTTCTATGATGGACAGGCTAGATGCCCTATATGGCAAAGATCGTGAAATGACATTTAAGAACTTTAATATTCACCTTCTTTCATATGAACAGATAAAGGCTGATATGAAAAAACAGGGTATTGATAGAGAAGACATATACTCAAACACAATGCTATTAGCAGATACAGTGGAAGAGTATAACATTCAAGATGGACTAAACCTTCTTCCAGTTCAATATAAGAATCCAGATCAAGAGTTATCAAACCTAGCATTTGCAGGACTTGAAGAGTACAGGCTTACTGATAACTGGCTTGGCAATGACATGTATGAGCAAAGGCTTATGGAAGAGTTAGAAATTATTCGTGATAAAAAGTTTGCTTCATATTTTCTAGTAGTTCAAAATATGATTGACTGGGCTAAAAAAGAAGGAATTCTTGTGGGTCCAGGCAGAGGTTCTTCTGCTGGCTCTTTGGTTTGCTATCTGCTCGGCATAACAGAAATTGATCCAATAGAGCATGGACTGCTGTTCTTTCGTTTTATTAATCCTGAGCGTAATGACTTTCCTGATATTGACACAGATATTCAAGACTCTCGTCGTGAAGATGTAAAAGATTATCTAGTTAGACAATATCGCCATGTAGCATCTATTGCAACCTTCTTATCGTTTAAAGATAAGGGTGTTGTTCGTGATGTTGCAAGAGTGTTGAATATACCGCTAACAGATGTAAATAAAGTTCTAAAGACCATTGATACATGGGATGAGTATTGTGGATCAAAAACAACTTTATGGTTTAGAGATAAGTATCCAGAAGTTGAGGTTTATGGAGAACAGTTGCGTGGAAGAATTAGAGGAACTGGAATTCATGCTGCTGGTGTTGTAACTAGCAAAGAGCCAATATTTAGACATGCACCTATGGAGACAAGATCCTCAACTGGTTCTAATGAAAGAATTCCTGTTGTTGGAATTGACATGGAAGAAGCAGAGAAAATAGGTTTAATTAAAATTGATGCTCTTGGTCTTAAGACTCTAAGTGTTATGAAAGATTGTATTGAGATTATAAAAGAGCGAGAAGGAACAGTAATAGATCTTTTATCCATTAAGAAGGATGATCAAAAGGTTTATGAGATGCTGTCCGATGGCTATACTAAAGGTGTGTTTCAGTGTGAAGCAACTCCGTATACCAATCTATTGGTAAAGATGCGTGTTAAAAGTTTTGCAGAACTTGCTGCTTCTAATGCTTTGGTTCGTCCAGGCGCTATGAATACTATTGGCAAAGACTATATTGCTCGTAAGCACGGTAGACAAAATATTGATTATCTTCATCAGATATTAAAGCCATTGACTGAGGAAACATATGGATGCATTTTATATCAAGAACAAGTTATGCAGGCTTGCGTAGAACTTGGCGGTATGACAATGGCAGAAGCAGACAAGGTTCGTAAGATTATTGGTAAGAAAAAGGATGCGAGGGAATTTGATGAGTTTAAAGACAGGTTTATCAAAGGGGCTTCTAAGTATATTACTCCTAATGCTGCTTTGGATCTTTGGCAAGACTTTGAAGCACATGCGGGATATTCGTTTAACAAATCACATGCCGTTGCTTACAGTACTCTCTCGTATTGGACGGCGTGGCTCAAATACTACTACCCGCTAGAATTTATGTTTGCCCTTCTTAAAAATGAGAAGGATAAGGATACGAGAACAGAGTATCTTATTGAAGCAAAGCGCATGGGAATCACAATCAAACTACCACACGTAAATGAATCAGATGTTGATTTTAAAATTGAAGGTAAAGGAATTAGATTTGGACTATCTGCAATCAAGTGGATATCTGGAACTATTGCTGAAAGATACATTGCAGCAAGGCCGTTTATGTCCTATGAACATGTAGAAAAGTTTACATTTACAAAAGGCAATGGAGTAAACAGTAGGGCTTTACAGGCAATGAATTGTATTGGAGCACTTACTTTTACGGACAATCCAGTAGATCAGGCAAAAGTAAAAGAGAATCTTTATGAGTATCTTAACCTGCCAGAGTTTAATGTTCAGATACCACAGCATTATTATGCATATATAAATGATGTTGATGAGTATGAAGAAAAGGGTGCTTTCATATTGATGGGTATGATAAAATCAATTAAGAGAGCAAAGGGTTGGTCAAGAATAGAACTGTTAGATAAAACGGGAAGTGTTGGGATATTTGATGAAGAAAATACCACTATTGAGGCTGGTCGTACTTATCTTGTTCTTGCAAATGATAACAGGGTTGTTTCTGCAATTCCTGTTGATGAAATATCTTCTTCTAAAGATCCACTAATTAAGTTTTTAAATTACAAGATGTTGCCATACAAAGAGGGCGAACACTATGTTGTATCTTTTAAGCCTAGAGTAACTAAGGCTGGCAAGAAAATGGCATCACTAACAGTTGCCGATGCTGGCAGAGAGTTACATGCAATTACTGTATTTCCTACCTCTTTTGCAAAAGCATACATGCATGTTCAAGCAGGAAATGTTTATAAGTTTGAGTTTAAAGAAACTAAAGAAGGAACTAGAATAATGGAGGATGTAGTAAATGTTTGATGAGTTAGCAGAAGAGATACACAAAAATGCGGTAGCCAAGGGGTTTTGGGATAAGACTGTAGATCCTATCTTTGTGGCAAAACAAATGATGATGATTGTTTCTGAGGTATCAGAGGCCATGGAAGCACTTCGTAAAGATATGAATCCAGATCAGATATCAGATGAGTTTGCAGATATTATTATTCGCACCCTTGACTTGTATGCTGGTATTGCAGAAGCAGGGTATGTAAAGAAATCCCTTGACTATGCTATCAAAGAAAAGATGGAAAGAAATACACATAGACCAAAGAAGCATGGGGTAAGATTCTAATGACACTAACAATAGAACAGGTTTTATCACAGTTAAATCCTAAACTAAGGAAGAGCATTCTTGTTGGAGATGAAATACCAAAGACAGAATATGCTGCTACTCCTAGTTATGGTTTAAACAGGGCTCTAAATGGCGGTTTGCCATATGGCAGACAGGTTTTAATCTGGGGTAGCAAGTCTAGTGCCAAGTCGTCTCTATGTTTACAAATGATTGGTATGGCACAAAAAGAAGGAAAGGTTTGTGCCTGGATTGATGCAGAAATGTCATACGATAAGGTATGGGCAGAAAAATTAGGAGTAGACACCTCTAAGTTAATAGTTTCACAAGCAAGAACGATTAATGAAATGGTAGATGTTGGAGTAAACTTAATGGAGGCTGGAGTTGACATTATTGTTGTTGACTCGGTAACATCGTTATTGCCAGCAATATATTTTGAGAAAGACTCTATAGAATTAAAGCAGTTAGAAAATACAAAACAGATCGGTGCAGAATCTAGAGACTTTAGCAATGCTTGGAAAATGATTAACTATGCAAACAATAAGGTAAAGCCAACACTGTTTGTTTTGATTAGTCAGTCTCGTAATAATATTAATGCAATGTACACAAGCCAACAACCAACTGGAGGTCAGGCTACAAAATTCTATTCGTCTACAATTATTAAATTGTTTTCGTCTGAATCAGACAATCAAGCCATAAAAGGAAAAATACATGTCGGAGATAAGATTATTGAAGAAAAGATTGGTCGCAAGATTAGGTGGGATCTACAATTTTCTAAGACTTCACCCTCTTTTCAAAGTGGAGAGTATGATTTCTATTTTAGGGGTGACAATGTTGGCATTGACTTTATTGGTGATCTTGTTGACACTGCTGAATTGGCTGGACACATAAACAGAACTGGGGCCTGGTATCAACTAGATGATGGTACAAAGGTGCAGGGTCGTGATGGACTTATTGCTAGAGTAAAAGAAGATTTAGAACTACAAGAGATTTTGAAAAATAAACTAAACAATGTCTAATAAATTTACTGTATATGAAGGGAAGTTTCCATGCAGAACTTGCAAGCAAGAGGTGCTAAGCATAAGAATATATCTAGAAACTGGAATTGGGACATGGATGTGCAAAGAGAAACACCTTTCAGAAGCCCAAGTTTATCAAGTAGGATACAAGAACAAGAAGGCTTATGAGCGAAAAGAACGAAAGTAAAAGAATAGGTGCTAAACAGCACAAAAATTCTGGTCGTAATAACCAGAAGGGCGATGCTACGTGGAGAAATTTTGTTATTGACTTTAAAGAGTCGGCAAAGTCTTTTACCATAAATCAAGACATATGGGCTAAAGCAGTAACCGATTCAATAAAGGCTGGCACAGATAAGTCTCCTGCAATAGTCATAGTTTTGGGCGAGGGAAATAAAAAAACCAGACTAGCCCTAATAGAGTTTGAATTACTAGATCAATTAACTTGGGAGGTTAAAAATGGAACCAACTAAACCTACTATACAACAGGTTGATGGTTTGTCAGAAATAGCAGAATTTATGCAAGATGAAGAACTTACTGCTGCTCTTGTATTTATAGCAAAGGTCATACTTAAACCAGATATACCTTTGAATGTGGCTACTGTTGAGATAGTTAGACTTCAGGCAATTGCAGCAAAAATGTCATTTAAGGCTACTTGGATGGCTAATGTTGACAAAAGTGATAGAGGTAAGAAAAATATTTACTATACCGCTGCAGAAGCGATCAATAACTTGGTATCTGCGTTAAAGTATACGATACGCTAACTGATATAATAGAATAAAGGATGATATGAGTAAAAACTTACTGCAGCAAATTATGATAAAGACAGAAGAAAAAAACAAAAGGCCAGAGAGTTCTTTTAAACTTGATGGACTTGTAGAAAAAATTAAGGCTGGTTATACAAATAAACTAGTTCCTAAAGAGCAGACTAAGTACTCTTTTGCTCCATCTACCATTGCTTATAGCCATGGAGAGTGTCCAAGATACTGGTATCTTGCTTTCTCTGGTGCAACATTTGAAGATAACTCCGATGCTTTTGGTGTGGCAAATAGGACTAATGGAAGCAAGAGCCACGATAGAATTCAACAAGCCTTAATGGATTCTGGAATTGCAAAAATATTTAAAAAGGTAGATAAAGAAACACAAAAAGAAAAAGACACAACTGAGTTTGAGATTAGAAATGAGAACCCTCCTATCTTTGGATATGGCGATGGAATCATACAGTGGAACGATAAAGAAGTTGTAATAGAAATAAAGACAGTTCCAAACGAAGGATTTGAATACAGAAAGAACAGTGGCAAAGCCAAGAAGGCTCACATCATTCAGATACTTATCTATATGAAGATTCTTGGTCACAAACACGGAATTATCATTTATGAAAATAAAAATAATCACGAACTACTTCCAATATTAATAGAAGTAGATGATTACTATCGTGACTATATTAATAATACTTTTGATTGGATGAAAACTGTGAGGGCAAGTTGGATGAAAAATGAACTTCCAACTAAAAATTACAGGGCTAACTCAAAAATATGTAAGACCTGTCCAATTAAAAATACTTGTGATGCTGCTGGTGTGGGTGTGGTGAAGATTGCTTCACTGGAGGATCTGCGTGAAACCATGTGAGTTTTGTAACAAAAAGTTTACTCCAAAGGTAACCTATCAGATATATTGCAGCGAAGAATGTAGAACTAACGCTACAAAAGAAAAAATTGCTGAAAGATATCAGATTTCTCGTAGACAAAAAAGAATAGGTAAAAAAAGAATTTGTCTAGGTGGTTGCGGAACAAAACTTTCAATTTACAACGACTCAGGATTTTGCGCTAATTGCAACATTCATCAAAGGGCAGTTGAGAAAATGATAAAACAACTAAAAGGATTTATTGATTATGAACAAGACAATTAACCAACCACCAGTCATATGCGCTATTGATGCCAGTACTAACAGTCTTGCATTTGCTTTTTATTCATACAAAACCCTAACACAGTATGGAAAAATAAATTTTGAAGGAGACAACATTTATCAAAAAGTTCTTGATGCTTGTGCAAAAGTAAAACCATTCTTTGAGCATTTTAATAAAACAAATGCAATAGTTATTGAGCATACTGTTTTTATGAATAGTCCAAAAACTGCAGCAGATCTTGCTCTTGTTCAAGGGGCAATTATTGGCGCTGCAGGTCTTGCAGGAATTTCTATAATTGGTAGGGTATCTCCAATAACTTGGCAAAGTTATTTGGGTAATAAAAAACTAACTAAAGAAGAACAACTTAAAATAAGATCTTTAAATCCAGGCAAGTCTGATTCTTGGTATAAATCTTATGAGAGAGATTTTAGAAAACGCAGAACTATAAAGTTGTTAGAGGTAGCATACGATAAACAAATAGATGATTATGACGTAGCGGATGCTGCTGGAATAGGTCATTGGGCTATAAATAACTGGGAAAAGGCTGTGAAATTTGACAAGGACTAGTTATGAGTGGTAAACTGTATACAAGCCAGGTTTGGCTAAAGAAAAGATATCATATGGATAAGAAAAGCCCAGAAGATATTGCTAAGGAGTGCGGGGTAAGCGTAGAGACTATTTATGTATACCTTGCTAAATTTGGACTAAGGAAATCAAAACGATGAGTGAAGATAAGTTTAGAATAGTAGTAGATCAAGTAAATCATCCTGTCCACTATACATCAGATCCTAGCGGTGTAGAGGCTATACAAATAACAAGACACAGAAATTTTAACGTAGGCAATGCCTTTAAATATCTTTGGAGAGCAGGGCTTAAAAATGAAGAAACTCATATTGAAGATCTAAAGAAGGCAATCTTCTACATTCAAGATGAGATTAACAGACTAGAAGGCAAATATGACCAGCACAGAGATTGAATTAGTAAAGCATCTTGATGAAATAAACAAGGTGGTTGAAGAATACTTAAAAGGAAACGATCCAACAAGAATATCAAAGACTCTTGACCTGCCAAGAACAAGAGTTGTAGCCCATCTTAATGAATGGCGAGTTATGGCTTCTGCCAATGATGCTATTCGTGCTCGTGCAAAAGAGGCTTTGGTTGGAGCAGATGCACACTATACTAAACTAATTAATAAAGCATATGAAGTTATAGAAGATTCTACTACTACGGCAAATTTAAATGCCAAGACCGCTGCAATTAAACTAGTCATGGATATTGAGTCAAAAAGAATTGACATGTTGCAAAAGGCTGGGCTATTAGAAAATAAAGAACTTGCAGAAGAGATGGTTCAGATTGAGAAACGTCAAGAGGTTTTGATTGGAATTCTGCGTGATATTGCTTCCGAGCATCCAGAGATTAGAGATCTTGTTATGTCAAGATTATCTGAGATTGCTAGAGAGGGAGAGGTAATAACAATTGTCCACGATGTTCAATGATTTTTTTGAGATTCTTAAAGAAAATCAATTTGAAGAAATTCCAGTAGACGTAAAAACATTTGTTGAGTCTCCTGATTTTTTGGGACAGCCACCGCTATCTCCAATTCAATATGACATTGTTGAGGCGATGAGCCAGATATACAAAAAACCAGAACTAGAAACATTTCTTGGTTCTACAGAAGGAGCAAAACACTATGACAAATACACCAAAAATGAAATCATCTTACAACTGGGCAAGGGTAGTGGTAAAGACCATGCTTCTACCGTGGCTTGTGCTTACGTTGTTTATAAGTTACTATGTCTTAAAGATCCTGCCAGATATTTCGGAAAGCCACCAGGAGATGCCATAGACATTATAAATGTTGCTATAAATGCACAACAGGCTAAAAACGTTTTCTTTAAAGGATTTAAAACAAAGATTGAAAAGTCGCCATGGTTTGCTGGCAAGTATGAATCAAAAGTAGACTCAATTGGCTTTAACAAATCTATTACAGTTTATTCTGGGCACTCAGAAAGAGAATCTCATGAAGGTCTAAACTTGATTATGGCAATTCTTGATGAGATTTCTGGCTTTGCTACAGAAACTGCAAGCGGAAATGACCAGGGTAAGACTGGTGACAATATATATAAAGCGTTTCGTGGCTCTGTAGATTCTCGTTTTCCAGATCTTGGTAAGGTTGTTTTGCTTTCATTCCCTCGCTTTCAAGGAGATTTTATTTCAAAACGGTACGAAGAAGTAATAATGGAAAAAGAAACAATAGAGCGCAGACATACCTTTATTATTAATGAAGAACTACCAGAGGGACCAGATAACGAGTTTGAAATTACATGGGAAGAAGATCAAATATTGTCTTATAAGTATCCTAAGATGTTTGCACTTAAAAGACCAACATGGGAAGTAAATCCAACAAGAAAGATTAATGATTTTAAGATTGCATTTTTAACTGACTTGGGAGATGCAATGATGAGGTTTGCTTGTATTCCAACATTTGCATCTGATGCATTTTTTAAACAGAAAGAAAAGTTAGAAAAATGTATGACTCTAAGGAACCCAGTAGACAATTTTAGAAGGTTTGATTTGTCTTTTAAGCCAGATCCTGATAAGATTTACTATGTACATGCTGACTTGGCTCAGAAACACGATAAGTGTGCTGTTGCTATAGCGCATGTAGATAAATGGGTAAACGTACAGGTTATAAAAGATTATGATCAGGTAGCACCTATTGTAATCGTAGATGCCGTAGCATGGTGGGAGCCAAAGGTAGAAGGACCTGTAAATTTATCAGAAGTAAAACAGTGGATAATGAATCTTCGTAGGGAGGGTTTTAACATAGGCATGGTTACATTTGACCGATGGCAGTCCTTTGATATTCAACAGGAACTAAAAGCGGTTGGAATGAGAACTGACACTGTCTCTGTTGCCAAAAAACACTATGAGGATTTAGCCATGATGATCTATGAAGAAAGAATTGCAATGCCTATGATTCCTTTGCTTCTTGATGAGATGAGTGAACTTAAAATTATGAGAAATAATAGAGTTGACCACCCTCGCAAAAAATCTAAGGACTTAGCGGATGCCGTCTGTGGGGCGGTATTCGGGGCAATCTCGCATACAAGTAGGGATTCTAATCATGAGATTGAGATTCATACTTGGTCTTCTGCCAGCCGACTTGCACAAAAGCAAAGGGCTATGGTAGAATTGGAAACTAGGGAAGTTCCTGACGATGTCAGAGATTTCCTGAACGAATATAAACTAATATAATGAATAAAATAACAAGGAGAAAAATGAATTCATTTAAGAAAATTGCTCTAGCCGTGGTTGCAGCCATGACTATGGGTACTCTTATCGCAACACCTGCAAGTGCTGCTGTAATGACAGTTGCTGTATCGCTAGACGGAAGTGCTAATACCACTAACTCCGCTTCTGCTACACCCGCTACATTGCCAGTACCAGCAGATAATAAAATCGATGCAGCAGATGCATTAAAGTTTGTTGCAACAGTTGACACAGGAACAGCAGTCGTTGCTTCTTGTACAAACTGCACAATCGTTTCTGCACTACATTCAGATGCAGCGCCAGTTGGTGCATCATCTGGATCAGCAGCATTAACTATTGCAACTGGAACAGGAACAACTGCAACGTTTTATGTATATACTAAAACGACAGCACTTGGAACCGTGGTTGTAAACAATCAAGGAACCACACTAACATACTATGTTCAGGGAACCGCTGGAAAGATTAATAATCTTGCCGTGAGTGCTCCTGCTACTGGTGCTGCTGGAACAAAGGTAGATCTTGTAGTTACAGCAACTGACACATTCGGAAACAAAGTTTCTGCTAAGTCAATTACTGCTACAGTATTTGCTGCTCTTGGCACACTAGATACAGCAACTGCAACAACTGGTTCGGCTTTATCAGATTTTGGAACAGCAACTTTCAAGATTACTCTTCCAACAACTGGAACTCGTTCTCTCATCACTTTCAGTCCTACGACTGCTGGAGATGCAACAACTGCAGATGTGACTGGCTTGCCAGCACGTGTACTTGCTCCGTTCGCAGAGATTGCAGTTCGTGATCTTGCTGCAGAACTAGCAAAGGTACAGGCAGATCTTGCTGCAGAAAAGGCAGCCCGTGCTGCTGACGCTGCAACCGCAACTGCCACTGCTGCAACCGTTAAGGCTGCTTCAGACAAGGCGCTTGCAGATGCACTAGCAAAGGCTACCGCTGATGCTGCAACTGCAAAGGCTGCTGCTGACAAGGCTGCTGCTGATGCAAAGGCTTCTGCTGACGCTGCTAAAGTAGCATCAGATACAGCACTTGCTGCAAAAGATGCACAAATTGCTAAACTAGTAGCAGACAATGCTGCATCAGTAAAGGCATTCAAGAAGTCTTTCAATACACTTGCTAAAAAGTGGAATGCAAAGAATCCTTCTGCAAAGGTTGCGTTAATTCCGTAATCTAATACTTAAAAGACTGGGCACAGATTAAGTTCTGTGCCTTTTCTTTTGCAACAAAATGATATAATAACCTTGTTATACATTATGTGTACAGGGAGACTAAAATTAAAACTGTCGTATTTAGACTAATCCTTACGAGTATTTTAGCCTTTGGGTGGCTGCTATTTCCTTCCGCCCAGAGCAGCCCAGACATAATCACCAATGCAGAAGCAGGCATTGCTGAGTTAAAAGGCAACATCAATGACCTTCAGTATCAAACAGAATTCAAGTCTCTTATACAGATATCAGAGAACAAACTCGCTGACTCTAAGGCAAAATATACTACCGTAACCAATACCTCAACAGCCTACGACAATGCGGTAGCAGCAGAAGTTACCCCGCTTGCAGAAAAAACAACGGCACAGACAAATAAGGCTAATCAACAAACAGTAGTAGACACGGCCTATACTAATTATCTTAATGCTGGGTTAAACCTTGATATAGCCAACATTAATCTATCAACAGCCCAGCAAGCATTGAGTGGTGCTGGTGGGGCAGGACTTGAATATACTGTTTATCACCTGTTAAGAGATGGTAGCATAGCGATACCTGGATCTGTTATATGTACTGGCACATGGAACTCAAGTTCAATGCAACTTCCAATTTGCGGATACTATGAAAATATTATTGTTAAGTTTACTGGCACAATAACTGTTCCTTCCTGGTTTACAACAACAAAGTTTGCAGGATATACAGATGATGGTTTTAAAATGTATGTTGACGGAAACCTTGCTGTAAATAACTGGGTCGAGCAGGGGGCTACATGGAGTTCATATTCGCCAATATATGATGTAAGCGTAGACAAGACTTTAGATGTAGAGATATGGTGGTACAACGGTGGAGGTCCAGGATCTTATCATCTTGGATGGGCAATTCCTGGAGGATGGACTGGTGCAGGATGTGACTATGCTGGAGATCCAAGGGTTTGGGGACAGAACTTTAGTTGTAACCTTAATACATTCTTTCATGGAACTCAGGCAACTCAAGAACAAATTAATGCATATAATACTGCATATGCTGCACAAGTAGCAGCAACAACAGTTAAAAATGATAAGTTAAACATCTATAATGCTGAACTTGCAACATACAACAGTCTTGTTAGTCTTTTAAATACTAAGACAACAGCATATAATGTCAAGGTAACGGAAACGGAAGCAGCCTTGAACGCTAAGAACAATGCCATTACTGCCTACACAAATTCACTCTATGACCTAGAAGGCGCAATTACAGATGCTTTTGTTTATTATGAAGAACAACTTAAAAGAGAATTAAACATTGCAATTGCTAAGGCAGCAGCAGCGCAGGCTGCAGCCGACGCAGCAAAGGCTCAAGCAGATGCAAAGGCAGCAGAAGAGATTAGAATACAAACAGAGGCTAAAGCAAAGGCGGAAGCAGAAGCAAAAGCAAGGGCGGAAGAGAAAGCAAAACAAGAAGCAGAGGCCAAGTCTAAAGCAGAAGCCGAAGCAAAAGCCAAGGCTGAAGAAGAGAATAGGGTTAGAGTAGAACAAGAAGCAAAAGAAAAGGCTAGAGCAGAAGAGAGAGAAAGACAAGACGCAGAGGAAAGAGCAAAGCGAGAAGCAGAAGCCAAAGCCAAAGCAGAAGCAGAGGCAGAGGCAAATAAGCCAAAACCAAAACCTACAGATGCACCAAAGCCAAAGCCAACGGCTGATCCAGAACTTCCAAAACCAGTTGAGTCTCCTAAGCCAGAACCAGTAGAAGAGCCTAAGCCTTTACCTAACGAACCCAAGCCTTTGCCTGAAGAGAAACCTCAGCCACGACCAGAAATTAAAGACGAAGTGTTATCAGCACTGGTTCCACAAAGAGGCGAGGGTACAAAATCAGATCTTTCTGGAGTCATTGCAAACCTTACAAGCAAGGATAATAAGATTGTTCAATTAAGCAAAGAGCAGCGGGCAGCAGTTGGAGAGACGCTAAGAGCATTAACTGTTGAGGCAAAGAAAGAGGTTGCAGAAAATTTAGGCATCAAGGCGGAAGAAGTTGCACAGGTTGCAACAATAATGCAGTCTAATCCTGAACTAGCAACAGCTTTTATAGAATTTGAAGCAAGATCTGAAGATGCATCTGAAGGCTCGACTACCCCATACACCTTGGCAGATGCAGTTTCAGAAGTTAAAGCAGAGGCATTTTTAGAAGATCCTTTGGCGGTATTTACAGAAGTTGACTTAGAAGTTTTGAGTAAGGCCTCAGAATGGGGTAAGGATATGACGGATGACCAGAGGGAAAAGGCTCAAGAAGTTATTATCCCAGTAATTCTGGTATCAAACATTATTAGTTCTGTTATGTCAACAAGGAGGTTATAATATGATAATGATGGATAAGTTAATTAACAAAGCAAAGGCCCTTATTGGCAAAATAAAGGTTCCACAGGTAAAAATACCAGCGGTACCTAAAATAAAAATGCCAAACCTTAAACCTTTACTTGAGAAGGCTAAGCCTTTACTTAATAAGGCCAAGCCAGTCTTAGTAAAGTCCATAGACCTACTCAAAAAGGCTCTAGGATTGGCCTATAGGCTTGTTAAGGGCTTTGTTGTATGGTTTGGTAAGGCTGTAAAAGAAAGCATTGCTCAGGTATGGACACTGCTAGGATTCTTTATTGCATGGCTTACTCTTACTGGTACCGCCCAACA